ATCGACCATCGAGTATCTCGCCTTTATGAGATATTACAAATACATTTGTATCATTATCAAGTGTATTCAGTATCTTCATTAGATTTTCTACGCCATCATGATCAAGAGATGAGTCAAATGTCTCATCAAGTACGAGTAGATTAGTAGCTACTGAGTTCTTCATCTTCGCGATCTGACGCCATGCGAACAGTAATGCCAAGTCAATACGTTGCTTCTCACCCTCTGAGAATGAATCATATGAGAAAGAATCCCTATGACGAGATCGTATTGTCTCTACGAATGCTTCATCAAGATTAAAGTGTACAAAGAAGTCGAGTGTCTGTAGATATTGATTTACAAGTTTATTAATAATAGGTAGATATTCTTTGATAACTTTTGTCTTGATACCTGTATCTCTTAGCATCTCATTCATTACATTATTATAAGAATAGTCTTCATTGTATGTCAATCGTTGTTCTGTATATGTATCTCGTTTTTCGATAAGTTCGGATAATTCATTATTAGCTTTTGCAGTATCAGATGTCTTACCACTTAGCTTTGACATCTCATCTTCGCCATCATCCATCTGTTTCTGTAACATTGCAATGGATTTGTTATTTGCTAGTATCTCTGCATTACGATCTCTGACATCTTTGGCTCGTAAATCTAATACATGAATAGTGTCAGCTATCTTTGTCATTTGTTCGCCGGCTTTATCTATTGCAGACTGTAATTCTTTTGCTTTAGTAGTTGACTCTTTTAGTTTAGTATTACGTACAGTCTCAGCTATGTCCTGATCACATGTCGGACAATGTGTATTATCTTCATAGAACTTAGTATCTTTAACTAGAGTATTGATTAGACTTTTAAACTGATGTTGATACTGAGAGAGTGATGTCTTTTTATCATGCATCTTATTCAGTTTTTCACTTAAACCATCTTGTAGACCTTCGATAGTAGTAGTATTTTCAAAGTTAGCAAGCTGCATATCAGCGATCTGTGCACGATATGTATCGATTTTTGTAGTGATATTCTTTGCGCTCTCGGTATTCAATGCACCGATCTCTCGTATGTACTTACGTTGTAGTTCGATCTTTTCTTTTGTAAACTTTAAGTTATAGTCAATATCTTTAAGTTGTTCTCTTAGAACTGTATTACGATCTTTTACAATACTATTCATCTTAGAGAATATATTAATGTCCAGAAGATCCTCGATAACGTCACGCCTGTGCTGCGCAGGCAACTGCATGAAAGGAATAAAACTGCTACTGCCGAGAACAACTATTTGGTGGAACGACTTATGGTTCAATTTGACGATATTTTGTTCAAGGATCTTCTGGTACTCTTTGGCATGAGAAGACTGATTCAACATAGTATCGTCCTTCCATATCTCAAAGAGATTAGGCTTGATCCCGCGCATAACTCTAAAGTTTGCTTTGCCGATAGTAAATTCTATCTCAACTATACATTCTTTATTGTTTATCGTGTTCACAAGTTGTGGCTTATTAATATTACGATGCGGTCTACCGAATAAGGCAAACGACATAGCATCTAATATTGTAGACTTACCTGACCCATTTCCACCAACGATAAGTGTAGATGAGCTGCGGTTTAAGTCTATTGTAGTAAATTTGTTTCCTGAAGACAGAAAGTTTTTGTATCTTAGTTTAGTAAATATTATCATGCAACTTCTAGGGCCTGTGCTTCGGTTAATAGGTTACGCATATTAGCCTTTAACTTATCTTTGTCAAGGACTGTATCCGTAGCGTCAATGTAACTGTCAAGGAGTTCGCCAGTATCTTCTACGGATATGGCATCATCAGAGACATTTGTACCAAGAAACTCATCAAAGTTCTCAGCAATCTTTAATTCATGTATAGGTCTATCCTGTATTCTATCAACAAGCCTATCAAATGTATACAGATCTTTCTTTGTTATTACAACAATCTTAATAAACTTATTGTCGCACTGTGATACATCATAATCATTATAATCTATTTCTGAGTCATTGTACACTATTTTATGGAATAAAGTATGATTATTTTGTATTGGTGTCAGCTCACGTGTATCTGTATCTAGTATATGAAAGAACTTAGGATCATGTGCATCTGACCAGAATAACTCAAGCTGTGTACCAAGATAGGTAATATTATCTCGTGTCGATTTAGTATGATAGTGACCAGATAGAACGCGTTCGAACCTACTAAAAATCTTGTGATCCATACCACCATGCTGCTGAATACCTGGCATCATATTAAACCCTCCGAGTTCAAGATGTGCACCAAGCCAGTCTGCCTTACAGTTAGCTATAAAGTCCATCGATTCATCATGATTTTCTGGTGTAATCCATGGTAGTAATCCAAACTTAAAACCATCAAAGTCCATAACAGTCGGCTTCATTACGATATTAACTTCGTTCATATAATGGCCAAGCAGTTCTTTAAGACTATTCAAATCATTTGTATTCTTATAGAATGTATCATGATTACCTGGAATAATATCCATCGTAATACCGTAATCTCTTAGCTTTCCTAAAAATGATTTTCTATTACGATTGAGTGCTTTGAAGTTGATGAACTTACGATTATCAAAATAGTCACCAAGATGAACTATATGCTTAATATCATGTCCAAGAAGATATGGGAACAATAGTTCACTATAAAACATATCCGCGTTATCTAGAAAAATACCTGAGCTATTATGATTTGCAAGATGGGTATCATTTAATATACATATTTTCATTAATTTAGAATCTCACTTAAATCAGAATCACCTGAGTTAGCTACTGCTCTATTTTTTTGTTTCTTACGTTCTAATTTAGCAATAGCTTTTATTTCATTATCTTTCACTTTGATTGTATCAATACGACTTTTTAATGTATCAACAAAATGCTGAGCTACATTACTAGCAACTCCGCCTGATTCTATATCTGTATAGTCTTCAATAGTAGATTGTGCTATAAATTTCATTTTAATATCTTGTTGTCTTTTTTCTTTTGCTATCCTACGAAGAAATGCATACCATGATATCTGTGTAAAATATGCAAAGGCATTAGGATTGCCGGTACGTGTGGCTGCTTCGATATTATAATTTTCTATTGCTTTGAGACAGTTTTCAACTGCATCCATAACCATTTCTTCTCGATATGTATATCGTACAAAGTTGGATTTATGGGACAATCCTTCTGCAATCCGAAGGAAGCATTTTGCTATGTAGTCAGTTACAACCGGAAGTGCTATGCTTTTGCTTTTAGCTTCTTTGATTATAGTACAGTAGTCAACTACTGCCCATGAAAATTCTTTATTATTAACATAATGTGGTTTGTCCTTTGGTTTTATTTTAGCCATTTTGGTTCCTAGTGTATCTTGTTGAGTCTATTATAACACAACGCTAAGGGGTTGTAAACAAGTTTATTTTAATTTATTTTGGTATATACATCATTTAACTATGTACAAAGCTTTAGAAGCAGTGTATAATTAAAGAGTATTGTGTTGAGGAGAGGAGAGGTACCTAATTAAGCTTATTGGGATCTATCTTAAAAGGTACTATATTATCAAAAGGTGCATCTGAATCTACACCGCGCATATTACTTTCAAGATGATACTCAAATGGATCCTCGGCTGCCTCAGTATTTAAGTCAGATGACATTAATTTAATATATTTTCTGTATTGATTTTTAAGTACATCACTAGGATGACCTATTGACATAATATGATATGGCATAAGAGATACTAATGAGTTGTTATCATCTTGATATGTCATAAATGGTCTAAATGTAAACCATCGCGTGCCTTGTTCAAAGTTCTCTTGTACAATGATTTTAGCTGATCTACGTATGATCATTACTTCTTGTTCATCTATGTCAATGTCAGGCCACTGTATAACTTCGCACAGTAGCTCTTGTCCATTGCTAAGTACTAATTGTCTTATATCTGCTTTCATTTTAATTCTATCTCATATACTTTATAGTTAAATTTTTGTTTTGAATAGATCTTAATGCGCTCGGCCGAATGCTCTAGTGCGAAGTTCTTTCGACCTAACCAGTGCAAATCATCGGCGATATCATATAGTTTGGCCTCACGGCCGTCATCACTCTTTCTTAGGCTTCTACCTATACT